CGCCGATCTTGAGCGACTTCGCCGCCGTGCCAGCGCCGATCTCGACGCCGCCTGACCCGCCAAGGCCCTTGTTGACGATGTCCATCAAATCCTGCCCCTTGAAGCCGAACCTCGATGCACACTCACCGGCCAGGATGTCGGAGAGATCGGAGAACCACGCGCCCGGGATGTTGTTGGCGTCCGCCACGAACACGACCTCGAGCATGGCGAGCTTGCGCACAGTGGGATCGAGCTTTTCGTTGACGTAGGCGAAATCCTCCGGATCAACCGGGTTGCCGACCGAATAGACCTGCAGGTTCTTCAGCACGTCGAGAACGAGGTCGGCAGAGGTGCGAAACGGAGAATTGATGGCCATGTGCGCTCTACCTCACTTCGCCGAACGTTTCGCCAGCAGCGGTCCGCGGGACCGCTCATAGGCATCGATCAGGTTCATCGCGATGCTCTGCATTGAGTACGCTTCGAATTCCATCGAGGGCGTATCCTCGCCGATCGCTTCGCGCATCGCGCGCCACACGTGCATCGCTTCGTGGATCAGCATGCCGACCTTCGTCAGCGGGCGCTTTGGTTCATCGCTGATCGTGACGATCGAACAGGCGTTACGGTCCTTTGCACATTCGAAATGCGTGCAGCGACCGTCATACTCGGCCGGATATGGCGGCGGCTCTTTCAGCTTGAGACGCGCCATCTCGGCGTCCCATGCCCGCTTGTTCGGGCAGAAGCCATAATGATACGGCATCCACCCCCGGTCGCACCAAACAACCCGGCTCTTCATTTACCAGGGCAGCTGGTTGATGCCGTGGTTGATCCAGACGTGCGCGACCTGCGCTTCCGTCAGCTCGTCGGCCTTGGCGAGTTCATGGAGCTTCGGCATGAACAGCGTCGACAGATACGCCCAGTCGTCGGCGCCGACCTCGCAGGTCGCCTGCAGCTCGCGGTCCTGGGCGAAGCGTGCCACCAGTTGGTCGGTAGAGCGGATCGATTCATCCAGCAGCCAGGCGATCATGTGGGCGCGGTATTGGTCGGGGGTTTTCGGCAAGGCCACCGCTTCGCGCTTTGAGCCGCGCCCGGAACCCACCTTGAAATGCTTGTTGTCGCGGGCGCGCTCGATCAGTTCGGCATTGAGCCGGTCCCGATCGTTGCCGTCGGCATTCCCGGTGATGTCCTTGGGCACGTTGGCATGGAAGACGTGGCCGCACCACTTGACCGTGACCGGATCCTGCGAGCCGGGAACATAGGTGATGGCTTCGGTCACCGGACCGGATTCGGCGACTTCATTCTCGGTAGCTCTTGCTGCTCTGGCCATGTCGGCTCCTGTGTTGAAAAATGACGTGCGGCCCGAAGGCCCCGCTTCGCCCCGCCCGGCATCGGATGCGTGTTTGACCTGAGGGCCGCCGGCCTCGCAGGCGGAGTCTGGGCGAAACGGTCGAGAGTTAAGGATGCCCGGCATAAAGCCGGGCATCCGATTTGATGATCAGCAGGACGTCGCGGTTGCCCCGATCGGCACGTTCTGGCAGTCGCCGTCATTTGGCGCGATGTACTGGATGATGAAGATCACCCGGCCCGTCGTGCCTTGAGAACCGGCCGCACCGACCGTGTAGGTGGCGTAGATGTCGAAGCCGCCGTTCATCCCGGTTGCGGCAGCACCCGCGCCCGTGACGAGCTCGCCGGCGCCCGCAAAGGCCGTGTCATAGACCGCGGTCGTTGCTTGCCCAGTGAATACGTTGAAGGCGGCCATAACGCCGGTGCCCTGCCCGGCCGTGCCGAGTGCGATCGTCGCCGACGTCGTCGGGTTGAACACCGTGATGATCTGTTTCGAGATCGCCACCAGGAACGCGTTGTAGGGCAGTGAAGCGACGCGGAACGAACACGCCGTATCGGCCGCACGCAACGGGCAGTCGTTGAAGTCGATCGCAAAGCGCACATAGTGCGTATGCTGGTCGGTCGTCATGCGCGGCGCGATCGAGTTGGTCGGCGTCAGCGTCAACGTCGTTGCCAGAGCGGGACCCGCCGCAAATGCGGCGATGCCGAGAGCAACGATGATGTTGGCGAGCGCGCCCCAAAGCGCGCTCAAGAGTTTGGTCTTCATGGTGAAAGGCCTCCTCGGCCTGATGAATTGAGATCGAAGGGAGTAGCGCAGCCGGAATTCCGGCCGCGCTACAGGTTCATTCAGGTCAGGCCCTAGTTGTCGGCGACCGCGGCAAAGAAGCCGGTATAGACGCCCCAGTCCTTGAAGTTGCCGGCGGCGTTGAGCTTGGCGATCTTGCCGACGCCGTACGCCATCTTGATGCCCGCACCGCGGAGGAACTGGTAATCATCCTCCTTGAGGAAGGTCGGCGTCGGCATCTTGCCCCAGCACCAGGCGACCGCCCCCTGACCGCACAGATGCGCGGGCGCGACCTGGATGCCGGCAGCGCCTGCGGTCTGGTAGAACACCGGCAGCCGCAGCGACAGTTCCGGGATTTCCCGGATGATGACGCCGTTGTACAAGAGATCACCATCGACGAAGATCGGGTTCTTCAGGTAACCACCCTGCTCCCTCGCCCGCGCGCTGATATTCGCAGCCTTGATGTCGGCATCGTTCTGCGCGTCGCGGAACTGCTCCTGGCCGACGAACAGCACAAACCACTCGGTGCCGTTTTCCTTCAGCTTGAAGGGACGGATGCGCGGGTTGGCTTTCTTGGCCGACCGCTTCATCCTGTTGATCAGCGCACCCGAGATCACCATGGCGCCCGTGATGTTGGCCATGGAGGCTGCGAAGTTGCCGGCCACGAGGTTCGCCGTGTTGCCTGATCCGATCAGCACGCGATCGGGGGCGTTGTCGGTGAGCCAGATGTTGCGCTGGGCTGCGGTCGCGGCATCGAAGAGAATGCCGTTGACGCGCTGGCCCAGTGCCGAGCCCAGGCCCGCAGGTGCCGCCTGAGACGGGATCGCATAGAAGCCGTCGACGATCTCGTCGCGCTGCTTCTCCTGACCCCAGTCGACCAGCGCGGGCTTGACTTCGCCCCACAGGTCGATCGAGGATTTCTGCTCGTCGGCGTTGTTGATCGTGACCGCGTTCCGCGCCCAGTCGATCCAGAACCGCGTTCCGGAGTTGTCGAGCGCTTCTTCGTTGCCCCGGAGCTGGCCGGAGGCGACGCCCTGCGCGTTGAGACGCGCACGGAGCGGGATGTTGATCTGCTCGCCGCCGCTTTTTCCGCCCTTGTCGAGGTCGGTGATGACCCGAATGATCGAGTTCATCGAGGCGCCCATATAGGGCGAGAACAAGTTCTCGCGAACGTATTCGCGATAGACTTCCTTGCGGTAGACGATGAGTTTGTTGTTTGCAGCAGTGGTCGTGAGGGCCATGGGCCGGTGTCCTTTTTGAAAAAGGCCCGGGCTCACCGCTCGATCAAATGGAAACGCAGTCAGCTACAGCCGCCGCGCGCGAACGCGCCGGCGGGCTGGACATTCTTTAAGATCAGATTTGAAAGCGGATCAGCGCCAGGCGGCGTCAGCGACCGCTTGCTCGGAATCGTCGGATGCGCGGTGATCGTTTCGTTCGGCTCCGAGGTTGGAGCCGGCCGCGCGTCTGAGCGAACCCGGCAAGCGGGTTTCGGTACGCGGACTGCCATCGGGTCCCGGCCGCGCTGCCTCTCCTCGCATTTCGGCGACGAGGGCTTTGCGGAATTCCGGGTCTTTCATCAGGGCTTCACGGGTTTCTTTCGCGACACGCTCGCGGTACGCAGCCGGGTCATCCCCGACTTCTGCGAGCGTCTGCGACCGCTTGTGCCAGCCGACCAGCGCCTCGCCCGGGTTGGGCGATTTGTAGATGCGCTGGACGGTTGCGCGGTCGTCCGCGTTGCGCGGATCGAGCTTGTTGATCGCGTCAAAGGCTTTTTCGAACGTGTCCTTGTGGAACGCGTGCGCAATCGCCATCGAGTTCTCGACGCGGTTGTTTTCCAGTTGAGCGTCGCGCTTGCTCAGCTCGGTCTGGAAACCCTGCGTGATGTGCTCGACGAACCCCTTGGGGTCTTCGAAGATATCGGGTGCTGCTTTCGGCGTCGGCGGATCTGCCGGCTTCGGCGGTTCGGCCCGTGGCGCACGGCTGAGATCATCGATCCGCCGCATCGCTTGCTCGAGCTTGTCGCTAAAGGTCGTGAGCTGGCCCTTGAGCGTATCGCGTTCGGCTTCCGCCGCCCGTGCCCGCTCCTGCGCTTCACGATGGACGCCCGGAGGCACACGGCCTTGCGGCCGTTCGCCTGCGGCTGGCTTGGGCGGAATGACTTCACCCTTGCCCGCTGCCACAGCCGCTGCAGCTTCCGCCGCTTCAGCTTCGGTCTCGCCCTCGCCTTCACCTTCTTCACCCTCACCGTCGCCATCCGCATCAACGTCGGCTTCCTCGCCGTCGTCGTCGCTTCCGGCTTCGTGCTGACCTTCAAGGCCCTCGCCGATGTCTTCCATCGAACGGTCGCCTGACGCATCAGCAGCGTCGGTGTCTTCGTTACCCCACGCCTCTCCTGCGATTTCCTTCTCGGTTGCAATGATCGCGTCGGAGATAGCGTCAACTTCCCTGATAGCCATGATGTGGCAGTCCTTAAGCTACTATCGCGTTTCGTCGCGATGACGGCAGTCACATTTGGAGAGCCCTCAAAAGTGAGGGCTCGACCACGCCGGGACTGAAGTGAAGCGTTGCGCCGTATGGAGGACGCCTGCCGCAGGGTTCAAAACCGGCAACCCGAATTGCCGCGCGCCGTTTGGTGGCGCAGACCGAACTCGTTAATTGGCGAGAAGCTCGCTGTGTTGTTCCTGTTGCTTCGACAGCATGTCGAGGGCCTTCTGCAGCGCGTCGATCAGCATCACCGCGCCCTGGGCCGATGTGCGCAGGTGCGCCGTGCAGGCCATGTCGACCGCGACCGAACCGTCCGCCTTGGGCAGCAACTGCCGCGCGGCGAGCTCCATTTCGAGGTTGCCGGCATAGGTGCCGAATACCGGCACGTTGTCGAAATAGACAAAGGGCGCGGCCGCGGCGTTCTTCAGGAGTGGGGCGCCAGGCGCGGAGGGCTTAGGGGGTGTGGGTTTGGTGGACATCCGGTTGTACCCTTTGGGGAAAATGGGGCTCTACCCCTACACAGCAAAAAGCCGCCCGGAGGCGGCTGGGGAGAGCGAGGAAATGGAACCCCTCCCGTGCTGATTGAACCTACTTGGGGTTGTCAAGACCTAGCGCCGAGGGTTTGACGTGCAGTAGGCTCTCGCTTTGCTTTGGAAAGGGCGCTTCCGATGGGCCTGCAAGCTATCAAATCTCTCGTGCCGCAAAACGTGAGGCGCACCATCGGCCGTTCGATCAGGAATGCGAAACGTGCGCCGCACCCTTCATTCGGCGGCGACTTTGTCGCCGAGATCGGCTCCCGCCTGCAGCTCAAACCCCGCATCGTTTTCGACGTCGGCGCGCACATCGGCATAACCGCCCTGGAGTTCTCTGACGCTTTCCCCGAGGCGACGATATACGCGTTCGAGCCGGGGACTGATAACTTCCGGCGGATGAAGGCCAACCTAGCGGGAACCTCCAACGTCCAGTTCGTCCAACTTGGTATAGCCGACACAAATTCATCGGCTTCTCTTTCGATGGACCCGGCGCATCCGTCGATGGCGAGCGTGGCGCACGCCGCGCCCGGCGGCATGACGGAGACAATCAAACTCGTGACCCTGGACGACTACTGCCGCGCCAACGCGGTCAGGAAAATCGATGTCATGAAGATCGATACCGAAGGCTATGAGATGCAGGCCCTTCAGGGGGCGACGGGACTGCTTACAGACGGAGCCATTGGCGTCATCAAAGCGGAGCTGGCGCTAGATCCAGACAGCGACTATCACACGTCACTCTTCGAGTTCTCCAGTTACCTGCACCGATTTGGCTATCGGCTGTTCGGCTTTTACGATCAATCAGAGGATACGCTGTCGGGAGGCCCGCGCCTGCGGCGGTTCGACGCCGCGTTTATCTCAAAGAATTTGGCTTGCCAAAGAGGCCCATCGCGTTAGCAGCGACTCCCGCCGTCAGGCCGCCTTTTCCAGCCACATAGGATCATTATCGTTAGAAGCCGGGTCCAAATCACGTTTGAGCAGGAAGTTGTACACTGCCGACACGCTGCTGAAGTTGCACCCAGGCTGCATCGAAAACTTCGCAGCCGAGAAGCTGGCGGAAAGGGCGGCTATTTTGGCCATCGAGACCGACGTGTCCGAAAGTATCGTCGTCGTCGTCGGGATGCCGGACGCGGGAGTGACGCCGCTTGTGCTGTTGTAGTTGCCCGTATTGCAAGCGGTGACATTCAACAGCAATCCGCCGTTTGTGTAATTGATCGTATGTGGGCCGCCGGCCGTGGCCACTGCAATGGGGGCGCTGGGCGCGCTCAATCCAGATACTGGAACAACCCAAAATTCGCGACGCTGGAACTGCGAGCTTGCCGTCAGGAATGAACAGTTGCGCAGGTTCGTCCCGGCTCCCACGGAGATCGTGTAGATCGCAGCAACGCGGGCTGTATTGGAAGTCGCGCCCGGGTCCGGCGATGATGTCGTTACGCCGTCACACGTCACGCTCGTGATCGTTCCGCCAGCAAGTGCCGCCATCACCTTGAGCGTCGTCGCCGCTGTGCCAACCACGACATTATTTAGGGTGTCGGTGCACGGGTTGGCGCACGCGGTCGCCAGACTTGAGAAGTTCGACGCACCGGGATAGCTCGCGGTGTACCCGCTGATGGGTGCCGGTGGCACGTACCGCCCCGCCGTGTTCTTTGCCTTGATCGCGGTAAACTTCGGATTGCTGGTGTCGGTCGGGTAGCGAAGTGACGTCCACGGTCCAAATTGGGAGATTTGTCCGGCATCGGTGTACTGGAACGGATAGATACCGTTCACGCTATCGAACTGGCTGTAAGCCGTCGCATAAGTGTTGCTGATGGTGTTCGTTGTATCGCCGACCACGCCGGCCGAAAACTGCATTGCGCCGAGGAATTCGATGAGCAGCTGTGGCCGTATCGTCCCCTGCGCGTTGTCGACTAGGGTTGCACCAAAGCCACCCTCATACTGGCTGCATTCGAGGCTGTTGGCTTGTGCTATCAATGCGCATTGCTGGAAATAATCCAGAATGCTGCCGGAATTGGTAGTCAGGTTGACAGCGCTCCCGGCACTGATCGTGCCGTAAGACGGGTCGGATGCAGTGCCGTCCAACAGTGCTTTTGTATACTGTTGCTGGAAGTATGAATACCTCGACGGATAGGTGCCTGGCGTCGATGCATTCAGCGCGATGCTTTGGTCGGCCAGCTTGAACAGCGTGCTGTCCATCACGCCGTTGAACGTCCCGCCGTAGGTCAGGCCCGTGGTGTCCACGTTGATTTGGAATGTGTTGCCACCTGCATAGCCGGAGACGATCACGTCGACGTTATTCAGC